CTTCACAGTTTAGTCAAAGCACTGGTGACAGTGGTATTGTGCATACATCAGGAGTTAATGTTAATTCTGCTTTAGCGTGGGATGCTAGTATTGTAGGTACTAGAGTGGGTGATATTGATTGTATCGTGAATACATCAATGTCCAATACTGCTACTGTAATACAGGGCGCAACTATTGGTGCTAGTGTTACATTTGGTAGCACATTAACTGCATCTAATATCACAGATACAACACTTGATTTAAACACAGCAGTAGGATTTACTGCAACGCCATTGCTAATACAATCATCGCCTTTGGCACTTGATTGTGAACTTAGTAAAGCATGTACAGGTAATGTTTCGCAATCAGCAGTATTAACTGTTGGTAGTGATACCACTTATGCATGTTCAATTGGCGGTGTGTTAACTACTGAAATTAATTGTAATATAACAGCAACACAAACAACAGACCCAGGGCTATTAATCGGCGCTGACTTACCAGTTGGTCTATTAACGAACTGGTCTGCTTTGGGTTCGCCTTTCCTAGGCACAAGTATTGCTGTTCCATTTGCATTTAATTCAAATGTTAGTTCTGCTGTAACGAAATCAACTACCATCACACCTAGTGCTGAATTTAGTATCAACACACTGGGTGGCATGCAATACGCTGGACAATTAATTATTAGTTCAGCGATGACTAGCACGCTTGTAGCAAGAGTTTACACAACAGACCTTACAAGATACTTGGTAGTTAAACAAGAAACACGAACACTACGAGTTCCTGTTAAAAAACATTTGAGGGAAGCGGCATGAGTACAGGTTTTAACAAAGACAGAATAGGTGCATACATTGACAAAGACCCACAATCAACATTAGATTACACAGTTGATTGGAGTAGTTGGATTAACACAGCAGACACCCTTTCGACAAGCACATGGGCTATTGAAACAATTGCAGGTGATGCATCCCCATTAGCAAGCACATCAACAGCATTAGATACCACGAATCATTTAACACATGTTTGGGTAACTGCTGGTACTGCTGGTGATAATTACCGAATAACCAACACTGTTACAACTGTAGCAGGTCTTACCGAAGAACGCTATTTCCGTATCTTTGTTAAAGATAGGACAATCTAATGTCAGTTAAAAAGGTCACGAAACCTTATCAAGTTGTCAAGAACGGCATCGAGTTTAAATCGAAGCGTAAGGGTAAAGTAATTATTTCTGAAGAAGAAGTGCGTATGTTATCAAGGCTACATTGCCCACTATCAGACATAGCAAGATACTTCGATGTGCCTAAAGAAACACTTTACGGGCATTTCAAAGTCATGATTGATGAAGAAAAAGAACGAACTAAACAGAAGTTAAGAGCCAAACAACTAGACGAAGCGTACAACGGCAATACAACACTGCTTATTTGGTTAGGAAAACAAATGTTAGGTCAAACAGACCAAGGTCCTAAAGACGATGATGATAAGTTGCCGTTACCTTGGAAGGATGACTAATGTACACAGTTAATGTTGGTACTAAAGAACATCCTGTATGGTGCGAAGTACAGCACATCGTGAAGAAGGAAAACAAATGCCACTAAGTTCAGGACAATCTACAATTACAGGTTCTGATGCTCGATTCAAAGTAGTAGTTGCTGGTAGACGATTTGGTAAGACATACTTAGCAATGCGGGAAATTGCTAAACATGCACGATTGCCTAACAAGACTACTTTTTATGTGGCGCCTACATACAGACAAGCAAAGCAAACGGTGTGGAAGCCGTTAAAGAATAAGTTACAAGCCCTTAATTGGATTGGCAAAGTTAATGAGTCTGAGTTAACAGTTGAGTTAGTTAACGGTAGTACTATTAGTTTACGAGGAGCGGATAACTTCGATTCATTGCGTGGTGTTGGATTAGACCACTTAATAATGGACGAGTTTTCTTATACAAAGAGGGAAGCATGGACTGAAGTGTTACGACCTACACTATCAGACACTAACGGCAGTGCAATGTTTATTACTACGCCTGCTGGCCAAGGTAATTGGTCGTTTGATATGTTCCAAAAAGGTCAACAAGAAGATGATAAAGAATGGGCATCATGGCAATTTACAACATTAGAAGGTGGTCGAGTTTCAGAAGATGAAATCGAGCAAGCAAGGAGAGATTTAGATGATAGGACATTCCGTCAAGAATATGAAGCGAGTTTCGAAACTTACTCAGGTCAAATCTATTATAACTTTACTACGAAAACGCACATTAAGCAAGCAAAGTTTAATACAACAGACATTAAAGAGTTACATATTGGATGCGACTTCAATGTCAACCCGATTAGTGCAGGCGTTGCAATTAAAACTAAAGAAGGTTTACATTTATTTGATGAAGTAATCATCTACTCTAGCAACACAGATGAACTTGTACAAGAGATTAAAACACGCTACCCAACACAGCGTATTGTAATTTACCCAGACCCAGCAGGCGCTCAGCGTAAGACTAGCGCAGGTGGTAGAACAGATATTTCAATATTACAGAATGCAGGGTTTGTTGTCAAGTATAAGAAGAAGCACCCACCTGTGCGAGATAGAATCAATGCAGTTAATTCGGCATTAGAATCGAGTGATGGTACTGTTAGGGTACGAATTGATGCTAAGTGTAAGCATGTTATTAAAGGCTTGCAGAAACAAATTTACAAAGAAGGCACTCAAGTACCTGATAAAAATTCAGGCTATGACCACACTAACGATGCTATTGGGTACATGATTGAATATTTGTACCCAATTCGCAAAGAAGTACCAAAGTACGCACAAAGTACTTGGGGCGTAGGCACAATTTAAATAAATATCACAAACATAAAGGTTATCGACATGATATATTCAAAAGACTCATTAGAACAACAACACGAGATGTACAAAAGTCTTGCCAGCAAATGGGCTTTTTATATGGACAGTTACAGAGGTGGTCATGCTTACAAGAGTAAGAACTACTTAACTCGATACACATTTGAATCCAACGAACAATACAAGAGCCGTATTGAACAAACACCACTAGACAATCATTGTGCAAGTATTGTACAGATTTATACATCATTTTTATTTGCTGAAGCACCTACTAGACAATTTGGTAAGTTACAAAACGACCCTGTACTAGCAGACTTCTTAGAAGATGCCGACAGAGAAGGTCGTAGTTGGGATAACTTCATGAAACAAGCCTCTATATTAGCAAGTGTTTACGGACATGCATGGATTATTGTCGATAGACCTTCACTTGAAGTTAGCACACGACAAGAAGAAATTGACAATGGCATTAGACCTTATGTAAGTGTGATTAACCCACTTAATGTATTAGATTGGGAGTACACACGCTTTGATAATGGCATCACTGAATTAACATTTTTAAAAGTAGTAGAAGGTGAAAATCATTACAAATGTTACTACGCAGACCGCACTGATACAGTTGCGCTTAGTGAAGATGGTAATACAGTCGATGTTCAGAGTGTACCTAACCCTTACAACAAGATTACAGCAGTACCTGTGTACGCACAGCGCGATTACACACAAGGTATTGGTATTAGTGATATCGGTGACATCAGTGACATGCAAAGAGCAATCTTTGATGAAAACAGTGAAATTGAGCAGATTATTAGATTAAGTAGTCACCCATCGTTAGTTAAAACTGCAAGTACACAAGCAGGTGCTGGAGCAGGTGCAATTATTCAAATAGACGAGGACATGGACCCAGGTTTAAAACCTTACTTACTACAGCCCGATGCTGAATCATTAGACAGCATTAGAGCATCAATAGGCGACAAAGTTGAAGCAATCAACCGTATGTCTAATGTAGGCGCAATACGCACAATAGAAACAAAATCAATGTCAGGTGTAGCAATGGAAACGGAATTCCGTTTATTGAACGCTAGACTTGCTGAAAAAGCAGATAACTTAGAATTAGCAGAAGAACAGGTGTGGCAATTAGTTGCTACTATGTCAGGTACTAATTGGGATGGTACTATCAAGTACCCAGACTCATTCAATGCACACGATACAGAGAATGATTTGGCAGTACTTGAAAAGGCATTATTGTTAACTAAAAATCCTAAGTTAGTAGAAAAAATTGAGGAGAAAATCGCTATGTTGATTATCGATAATAGCGACGATTTAAACGAGGTGCTCGATAGTGCTAAAACACTTGATATTAGCATCGACAGCGAAAATTTAATAAATAAATAACAACACTGCATGATGCAGGCTTTTACTCACAAACATAACGAGGTTAAACAACATGTCTGAAACAATAACAGAAAATTTGGTAGAACAGGGTACTGATACCGTCGAACAAAATCAGGGAAAGTCTTTTACTCAAGAAGAAGTAAACAAGTTAGTTGCACAGCGCGTCGATAGAGAACGCAACAAGTACGATAAAAAGTACAGTGGCATTGATGTCGAGCACTACGATAAACTTGTATCACAAGAAGCCAAAAAACTTCTAAATGAAAAAAAAGCAAGAGGTGAATTTGATTCAATTTTGAAAGATACTGTTACAAAAAAAGATGCAGTTATTTCAAACCTGGAACAGGAACTGAAGAACATTAAAGTTAATGGCGCTTTGTTAAGTTCAGCAAGTACTAATAAGGCAGTTAATGCTGACCAAGTAGTTGCTTTGTTACAAAGTCAAGTTAAGTTACATGATGGGCATGTTGAAATCATTGACGGCAATAACCAACCGCGATACACAGAGAGCGGTGATTTAATGCAAGTTGACGATTTAGTAAGTGAATTCTTACAAACAAACCCACATTTTGTTCAAGCAGGTCCAAAAGGTTCAGGTACAACAAATGCGATTAGTAATAATGCGCATGGTGTAGTTGATTTGGACACCTTAGACATGACAAACCCTTTAGACCGTCAAAAGTACAAAGATGCTAAGGCTAACGGGTTAATTTAATAATATTATTCAAGGAGAATAAAAATGGCAGATTCATATATTAGTTCTACCAACACAGATGCGTTATTTGTACCAGCAAAGGCAGCAACTATTTACTCAGCACACGAAAGTTCGTTATTTCTAGGTGGTCAATTAATCCCAGTAGTAAACGCACCAAACGGCGTGTTACAAGTACCTGAACTATCTTCAGTTACTGCTACTACTATCACTAGTGGTATCACAGGTGATGTTGGTATTACAAACCCAACAGACACTAAGAACACAGTTAATGCTGATTTATACGCGGCTCGTTCAGTGATTCGTGATTTAGGTAACATCGACCCAACTGAAATTGGTCGTGCATTAGGTAATTCAGTTTCTTCGAAATTCGATGCTTCTGTTGCCGCTGTACTTGGTACTTTAACAGCACAAGAAATCACTTCAGGTGATTTAGACATGGCTGAAATCTTCGCCGCAGTTGCTACGATTCGTGGTGGTGGTGAAACAGGTCAATTGTTTGGTGTAGTTTCAACTGATGCATACGCAGCACTAATGGGTGACATTGGTAGTACAGCATTTGCTGGTGGTGAAAACTTCCAGGGTGCCGCACTTCGTTCAGGTTACTTCGGTACTTTAGCAGGCGTTGCTTGTTTCGTTTCATCTTATGTAGATGGAACTAACACAGGCGTTACTAATCCTAAGATGGCAATTTTCGGTCAAGACGCAATGCGAATTGGTATGCAGAAGAATGTTGATTTAGAAATCGCACGCCGTGCTGAAGCAGTAGGTTGGGATGCAGTAGCATCACTACACGCTGGTGTTGGCCTTATCGACGCAAGTCGTGGTGTAATGATTCTAGACGCGGTTTAATCCCACAGTAGGTATAAGTTATGAGCATGAGCACAGACAACGATATCTTGGAATATATGCCTGATTTAAACGATTATGGCATCCAAGGTTTCAGTAACGAACATGCTAAAACACGCAACGATATTCTAAGACGACTTAGAATTGAATGGTACCCTAGACATCGAGGTAACGCATCTACAGAGATGAATGCTTCGTTGTTAACGGAATCGCAGTTCACACGCGTTGCTGTGTTTCATGTTCTAAGTTATTACATTTTACCTAAGTTAACTCAGTTTACTACTGATGGTGATAGATTTCAAGTAATGTTGGACTTTTATAAAGACCGATATGAAGAAGAATTTAATTTAATTCTTCGCGATGGAATTGAATATGATGCTGATAGTAGCGGTGCTATTACAGACTCAGAAAAATCACCTGAAGTATTTTTAAAGTTGGAACGATAGATGAATAAACGGGAATTAATTGTTGAAGATTTAATCAGTGTTTTAAAAGATGCTGATGACCCACGATTTGGGTTAGTAACAAGAGATTTGTTCGACCCTGAGAGTTTAAGTCGACAACAATTTCCTGCTATCTATATTGCAACTGCAAATGAAACTAGAGCAGACCTAACACAAGGTGGCATCAATGGCACTAGAGAAGGGTCGCTTGAAATTACATTTATAGCATGGGTTAATGGGGCAAATATTGATACCCAACGCAACGAGATAATTGAGCGCATTGAAGAAGTTATCGATTTAGACAGAACTAGA